GTTCGTGACGTCGGTCAGGGCGTCGTAGATGTGCTGATCGGCAGTCTCAAATGGCACGGCGTAGCTCCGTGGGCGTCATTGTACGGCCGGTGGAGAGTTGTATCTCCATCGCCTTCAGCATGCGGGCGCGGACCTTCTGGTCGGTGTCCGACCGGCGGACCGGGCCGTAGCGCCAGGCGACGGGCGGGACCTTGCTGCCCTGGTACTTGCCTTTTCCGGGCGTGAAACCGCCTTCGAAAAAGTGCCCGACGAAATTGTAGTATTGGCTTTTGTTGAGGAACGAGCGGGTCGTGATCTCGTCTTTTCCGAACTTCGTCTGGTACGAAAACGAGCTGGGCTTGTTGATGCCCTTCCGGAAGCCGGTGATCTTGCGTTCGCGCTTCTTGTATGTCCAGGTCGTCATCCCGAGCTTGCCACGCCGGCGGGCGACGTCCCGAGCCTCACGGCGGAACGGATAGCGCATCAGCTTCTTCCGGCCCTCGTTGTTGAGCTCCTCGAGGCTAATCCGATGCGCCGCCCGAACCGCCCGCTTGCGATCTTTCTCCCCCTCGAAGACCTCGCGCGTGATCTTGCGCCATTGCTTTTCGTCCCATTGAGCGAGGTCTCGCACGTTCATTGCTCGACCCTCTCGACGGTGATCTCGAGGTCCCGCCGGCGGCCGTTGGGATCGCGGAGCGTCTGGACGTCCCAGTCGGTGTCGTCGTAGCGCACGCGCCAGTTGACCTTCACGCGGGTGTTGAAGGGCATGCGGATCTGGGCGACGTCCGAGCCGCTCGGCTGGATGTCGCCGTCCATGTTCTTCCGGCTGCTCAGCACCAGAAAATCGACCGGCGTCGAGAACTGGAGAACGTAGCCGACCGAGGACTGCCCAGCAGCGTCCGTCGTGGTCGTCGGCGAGTAGAACGCCACATAGTGCCGACCCCCGCCCGCGCTCATGCGCTGCCCTTCTGGTAGTTGCTGACGATCGCCCGCACGGTGTACGGGATCTCGACGTAGCCGCCGGCGTCGACGACGCCGCGGTGCTGGAAGAAGTGCTCACCAATGCCGAAGATCGCGGCCTTGATCATGGCGTCGGACGAGCCGGCGGTTGCCAGTCGGAAGACGTACTCGTACTCGCCGGGGATCCAGTCGCCGTCCGAACGGAGCGACATCACAGAGGCGCCCCAGCCGCGGCGGATCGCCCAGTCGGCGGTGACGGTCGTCTCGGCGTCGGTGTCGAGATCGACCTGAGTGACCGAGGTCAGGGTCGGGGCCGGGCCGAACGGGATGATGTCGCCAGGCTTCAACGTGCAATCGATCGTCGTCGCGCGGACGTAGTGGTTCGTCATGCGCTCCCACGACAGCACCGCCGCGTCGAGGCTGCGCTGGATCGCGGGGTCGTCGTCCGTCCACGGGATCCGACAGTGGTCCCGGAACTCCGAGATCTGGTAGGCGTGAGCGGTCTGAGTGACGATCTCGAGCATGGCAGCCCCCGAAGAAACCGGGCCCGACCCCCCAAGGAAAGGGTCGGGCCCGGCGCGACGAAACTAGGAACCCGATCAGGACGCGGCGAGCTGGAGGCGCGACGAGCTCGTCGGGCGGAGCCAGCGACCGTCCGAGCGGACGAACGTCCGCCAGGCGGTGATGCCCGACCCGCCGTAGGTGTACGGGTCGACCTGGGAGTTGATGCCGACGCGGTCAGCGACGACGTACGACTCGCGGCTGAGGAGCACGGCGGCGAACGCGCCGGCGGCCTCGGAGGGCATCGCGTCGGAGACGAGCACGGGGTAGCCGAGCAGGTTTCCGATGGCGCCCGGCGCCTGGATGGTGCCGGTGGCCTGCGGGAGGAACAGAGGACGACCGGTCGTGTTGTCGGTCAGCTCGAGCAGCGCCCGGTACATCGCGGGGCCGACGATCCACGACTTGGGGGTGCCCCAGTACGCGGCCGGCATGCCGTACGCGGTCTCGACGAGGTCTTCGTACGTCACCGAAGCAAACGTGGTCGAACCCGAGGTCGAGCTGCCGCCGGCGTCGTAATCGGTCGGAGCACCGGGGACGGCGCTGAAGTCCGACGCGAGGATGCCGTCGACGTTGGCGGCGCCCTGAGCGGCCGCGGTGCCGAGGAACTGCGTCTCCCAGAAGTAGCCGTGGGCCTCGGCGTGCTGCGCGAGGATCTCGGCCACCACGCCGCCGCGGGAGTCGTTGAGGACTTCCTCGGTGACCTGAGTTTCCGCGGCGCTCTTGAACGAGCGGATGCGGAGCTTGGAGAACTCGGGACCGATCGCGTCGTACGCGGTGCCCTCACCGGTGTACGCGGTGATGGTCGCGCGGGCGCTGACGGCCGGGATCTCGACGTCGTTGGGGTACGACCGGATGGTCGCGGCCTGACGCACGGCCGAGACGTTCGCCAAAAGGCGGATCATCTCGTCCTGCAGGTCGACGGGCATGAGGCTGGCGGCCTCGTTCGCCGAGTCGAGCGGCGCCGAGTACGCGCGGTCCTCGTTGATGCCGCCGCGGCGGATCGCGTTCCGCAGGTTGTTCTGCAGAACCATCCGGCTGTCGAGGGTCGGAGCGACCGCGGCCTTGCGGGTGCGGGGCTCGTAGGTCGGCAGCTGGAGAGCCTCGGACGCGCTCTCGCGGACCTCGGCCTTCTTGATCTGCTCGGAAAGGGATCGGAGCTGGGTGTCGGCCTGCTCGAGCTCGCGCTCCTGCTCAACCGACAGCTCCCCGTCGATGCTGAGGATCGAGTCGATCCTCTTTCGCGCGGCCATAGCGTCGGCGCGCATGCTGATCAGATCGGCCATCAGGCCCCCCCGGAAATAGCGGCGTCTGGGTAGGCGCCGTTCGAGACCAGGCTCAGCTCGACGATGTGACCCGCTGTCACAGTACGAACGGAGCCGGATTTTCCATGCAACCATCGGTCGTCTTCGACGATGAACCCGATGGAAACGTCCCCCGAAAGGTCCCCGCGTTCGAGGGCCTCCCGCACATCTGGACGGGACTCCGGCAGTGTAGCGCGAAACCGCACGCCGTCCGACCCGTTTTCCATGCTCATAGTACCAGAACCGATCCGCGCCAACGGGACGCCGCGCTGGTCGTGCTGCAGGATCAGCACGGTGCGGTCGTCCCAGGTCAGGGCGCCCGGCTCGATCTTCTCGCGGAAGGTCCGCGATCGCTCGCCGGCGATCTGGTGGCTGAGCTTGTTGAACGGGACCGCAGTCCCCTCGATCGTGCGATCCTCAGACGGCGAGGTCGTCGGATCCATCCGGCCGACCGTCAGTCTCCGGATCTCCATCTTCGGCTTCATCATCGGAAGTCCCCCCGGACTGCATGTTCGGTCCAACGTACAGGTCGTCCCCACCCTCGATCGGCGGGAGCCCCAGTTCCGCCCGCGCTTCGTTCGGCACCATGATCCCGGTCTGGATCGCGGTCTGGTAGGCCGACACCGACTCCGAGAACGTCCCGCGCATGAGCTGAGTCGCGTCGAACGTCACGCGGAAGTCGGGGTTCCCCGGGAACAGCTTCATCGACAGCTCGGCCGAGAACCGCGCCGCGTACTGCTGGAGGCTGTCGGTGTACGCGCGCGACTGCTCGAGGGTGAACGTGTTCCCGGTCTCGGCGAACAGGACGAACGGCGGGATCCCAAAGATCCGCGCGACATCCTCCACCGCGCTCTTGCGCGCTTGGATCCAGTCGTTGTCGACGAGGCTCTGGCCGATCTGCTCGACGCTGGCGCCGTTCTGCACGATGATCGGGCGGAGCATGCCCTCCGATCCCGAGTGCGCGTTCTTGAAGGCGTCCTGCATCTGGCGGACAGCGTCGGCGCCGACCGCCTCTTCAGTCGTGATCGCGACCTTGCCGATCCCCGGCGATCGGTACTGCTCGATGCCAGACTGCTCGATCAGGCGGGCGAGGACGAGGCTCGAGGCGCAGGTCGCGACCGGAGAGTCGCCCCAGCCGAGCCGCTGGCTGCCGGCGAGCCGGAAGTGGATCATGTCCTCGGGCGGAACTTCGCCGTACTCGGCGGTG